GGTTAGATCGTTATAATGCTGGGGATAGGTCGCCCAATGCGACAGCTGCTGCACGTAGAATGTTAGGTATTCAGTAGGCCACAGGGGGTAACTTATGGCTCAGACAGCAACAACCGGGAATCTTGAAAATGCCCAGAGAATAATCCTTGCAGCTGCAAGGTACACAGAGGAGCATAACGCTCCAGCACTGGCTCTTATAGAGTCATTCACTTTGCCTAAAGGGGCAAAGCAGGTAACCGTTCCCAAGGTTGCCCAGATGTCCATGAGCGATCTTGTTGATGGTCAGGACATTGTAGACGAGGAAGAGATTGGCATGACTACTGTTGACCTCACGGCAGCAGAGGTAGGGGCCAAGGTAATCCTTACGGACAAGCTTATCCGACAGGCAGCTGACAATGTCATGTCTATGGTAGGCAGGCAGCTTGGTGACGGCATGGCCCGGAAGAAAGATAACGATGTTACGGCGTTGTATTCAGGGTTTTCAACGGATGTAGGTGCTTCTGGAAGAACCATGAAAACGTCAAACGTAGCTGCTGCGGTTGCGGTTGCCAAGGGAAATAACTTTGGTAGCCAGATATATATCAACCATCATCCCTTTGCAGTATTTGACTTAGCATCTGAAGCTGCTGGTGTGGCAGCCACATACCCCATGACACCGGGATACTCGCAGGACTTACTCGGTAATTTCTGGAGTGGCATACGACCAATATTCGGAGTTCCTATCTTTGAAGACGGGAACATAACCCGGACCACGGCAGCTGCCACGGTTGGTGTTATTGCTGATAAAACTGCACTTGCTGTCTTGAAGTCTGTAGACACCCGGACAGAACGCCAGAGAGATGCCTCTCTCAGGGCCACCGAGTTGGTTATGACAAGTGACTACGGTGTATTTGAACTGGATGACAGTAGGGGCGCAGGTTTTACACTTGACTCCACAACCCCGGCAACCTCTGGTTAGATAATAGGATGGTAACAACTAAAGAGCGCACCGAGATGCGCGAACAGCTGGTAGGACAGGGGTATTCTTGGGAATACATCGATGCATGGCAACCCAAGATATCCCTGTATCTCCATGCTCCAAAAGTTAATTCAAGTAGTGAAATTATTCATCCTGTCGGGACCAAGATAGAGAATCTTCCGGGTAGTCCTGACTATGTATTAAGAAAATCTGTGCTGGGTATGCTCCCTTACCCACCCAGTGACACCTGTGAGTGTAGATGGTGTGCGATCCGTAAGGTTGAGGTTGAGACTGTGGTTGAACCTGTCAGTGAAGTGGTTGAAGAGTCAGTGACCTGTCAGGAATGCAGCGAGGAAGTCTCGGCGTTGACCCGGGCCGGGGCACTGTCAAGGTTGCGTGTTCATATGAAGACGCATCAGGGAGCGGAGTAGCTGTAACGATTGACCGAGGCTGCTCATAAATATTTATCGGTTGGTCGCAGGGGGTAAACCCTGTAACAAGTAACCTTTAAGGAGGTTAGTAATGTCGTTTCCACAATCAATAATGGGAAAATACGGATGGGAAAAGTTAACTACTTCTGCTCAAAAGCACATTCTTGGCACTCGGATGCAGATTGCTGACAGGGAATTTGTATATGTTCAAGCTGGTGAGGCTATAACTGCTGGAGGGTTAATAAAAGGTAAAGATGGAACAGATGCCCACCAAGTTGACTTAGCAGTAAGTGCTGCTTCTGCTGGTTCCACTACAGTGACCCTATCAGGCTCACTGACTATTACATTAAACCAGTACAAGGACGGCTGGATTATATTTAATGACCAAGAAGAAGCAGGTCATATGTATAGAATTAAAAGTAATACTGCGGTATCCAGTGCTACTGGGTGTGTAATAACACTTGATGAAGAAGATGGACTTATAACTGCGATGACAACTGCCCAACAGGTAGGATTATATGAAAACCCACACAAAGATGTAGAGATACATGATGCGGATGGGATAGATAATGCCCCTATTGGTTGGGCTTGCGTTGATATTGCAAACGATTATTATGGATGGCTTTGTGTTAAAGGGTGGACAACAGCTTTAATTGAAGGAACTCCCGGTATGGGATTGCCCTTGGTGGCATCTGATAGCGCAGATGGGTCTGTAGAAATACTTGACTCTGATGCTGATGCAGAAGGAACTGTAGTTGCGTACATGGGTCCGTTAGCTGGAGTTAATGCCCAATACGGACTTATAAAAGCTAACATCGAGTAATGGTAGCTGTTCCGAATCCGCAGGAAGCAGAACTCTGGACTCCACCGGGAGTAACCCATAGCAGGGTTACCCCGGTAGGGTTCAATGCTGAGACAGGTGGCACGATATACGAGTACCAGTTCGTGGTACATGATGAGGTTACCAATCGAAAGCACCAGTTCCGTATACTTGCTGATGACGACACTTCCAAGGCCCACATAGAAGAGATGGTGGGCAATGCAATGGAAAGCTGGCTGGTTGATGTGCGGATGAGGCACAGCAAACCAGCCCCTACTCTCGAGCAGCGCAAGGAGATTGGCAAGATTCTTGACCAGATCAGGATCAATAGCATCAAGCGCAGGAAGAGTAGCAATAACAGGATTTACTATAACGGTCTACGGTAAGGAGGACATCCATGACCACAGGTACACAGATTGAGATCACGGAAGAAGATATCAGGGCAGCGTTACAGCAGAAGGTGAATCAGGTAACCAATCTGGAACTCCAGCTTGCAACCCTGTCTAGGGTACTCTCTGAAAAAGATGCGAGGATCGTAGAGTTAGAAGGGGAACAAAAGAATGCCAAAGGTGGGAAGTAAAAGATTCGCCTATACCAAGAAAGGCAAGGCTGCTGCCAGTAAGTATGCCAAGAAAACTGGCAAACCTGTGACTCGTAAGAAAAAGAAAAAGTACTAAGGGGTGGTAACCGATGGCCATAGTACAGGGGCGCACAAGGGCTCAGTTACGCCAGTCCATTGGCTATAACCTTGGCGCGGTATACGTTTCTTCACCCAGCGGTAGTGGTGCAGGTGACGGCACAACAATCGTTGATTCCAGCCTTATAGGTGCCGATGATAATCACATAGGCAAGTGGGTTGTATTCACTGACAACTCTGCCAGCACGGTACAGGTTACCCGGGTTTCTGACTATGCAAGTAGTGGCACGATACTGACGGTATCTCCTGCTCTGTCGGCTGCCTCTGTTGCGGCAGACAGCTACGAACTCTGGGATGACATCTATCCCCCTGTGAGGGTAGAGGATTTCATCAACCAGTCCATACTGGATGCTACTGGTCATGCCTATGACCCGGTAGAAATTCCCAATATGTCTAGTTCGCCGCATACTGGATTGCATTCTGATGGAAAGACCCAGAGGTTTGACATACCCTCTGGGATCTCCATGATTCAGAACATCTACTACCGCACCAGTGTGGATTTCACACGGCTCCTATCCTTTAATGCTGCCATGGATGAGCAATCAACCCTTGTGGCTACTACTCTGGATGGAGCTATAACGAGTTTAACGGCAACTTCTGTTCCTGTTGCCAGTGCTACTCCGTTAAGGGCAGACCAGCAGATTCTGGTAGGTTTGGAGAAGATGACTATCAGCAGCATCTCTTCCAATACGCTTACGGTTAGTAGGGGAGCAGGTGGAACTGATGCTGGTACTCATTCTACTGGTGCGAGTGTCTTGTTGTTTCCTGTTGTGGACACTGAGGACAAGAAACAGGGTACGGGCAGTAACCAGTTTATTATTCCTGCTGGTGCATCCGCTGACCAGATTGTCACAGATTCCATCTCCAGTAAGGACATATCAAAATATGATTATCTGGAAGGATGGGTCAAGATCACCCGGACCAGTGAGAGTGCAACATCTGCTGCTGACCTGAGTATCCTTCTGGATGATACGGCCAAGTGTGCCTCTCCACTGGAAACATTAAGCCTTCCAGCATTAGCTGATGACACATGGACTTTCTTCCGTGTGGCTCTGGCTAACCCTGAGTTGGATACGGCAATCATCTCCGTAGGATTGAAATATGATATTGACCTCGGTGCCTGCACGGTCTGGCTCGATGATCTGAGTGCAGTTAAGAACGATTCAGCCCAGTGGGTGAAAGTACCTCGCAACCTGTGGAAGATAGACAAGCAGGAACAGGACATAATCTTTGACAACTACTATCACGGCACCGCACGGTACAATCTCTTAAAGATTGTAGGCGGTGACAAGCCTGCGTTACTCACGGGTGATACGGATACCTCGGAGATAGATGAACAGTACCTGATAGCTAGGGCTACGGCCCTTGCCTTTGCATCTGCCAGCGGTGGTCCCAACACCGATCCTGATAACAAGAACAACATGGCAGGATTCTGGATGGGTATGTCTCAGCAGGCAAGGAGAGCATTCCCCTTACTCACTGATGTTCGACTGGTGCAGTAGTGGCCGCAAGGGTAACTGTCGATAACGAGATATCTCTCAATGGTGTCTACTATCCCCTCGTAGCCCCCGTGCAGAGTTCCCTTGCATCCATATACCCGGGCAAGGTGATCATTGGTGACACCACCAAGGATTCCCAGACACGGACATCCATCATAGCTTGGTCGGATTTCCGGGGTGGTATCGGTGTGAACCGCATGGAAGGAGCAGGAGATGTCGGCAGGGCATGGTGGTCCACCTGCCAGCTGCGGTACAAGAACCATCTTGTCATGCCGGGACTTGCTACGCAGACTGCTGCTGTATCCCACGGTCTTACCAATGGCACTATAGGTGCCATCGGTGAACTGAGTGACGAGGTATACGCAGCTTGGAACGGCTCGGCCTCAGAGAGCCCCAAGCTGTACAAGTACAACAACACAACTGACAGCTGGGGATCACAGTTAACTACATACGGTTCTGGTTCCGCTAATATGATTGATCAGGTGACCGATACTGTCACATGGACAGCCTTGGACGACACTACCTATCTGGTATTTGCCCACTACGATGCCAATGGTTCCGGGTACTCTTACTCTTCCAACGGCACCAGCTGGACCACGGATACACGGGATACAAAGTTCCTCACTACATGGGATGACAGGCTGTGGGGAATCAGCCATGCAGGCCAGCTGTGGTCGTCCCTGACAATAGGAACAGAGACAACCGATGCCAAGATTCCCCTGCCTGCCGGGTATGTGACGGGGATGTTTGTAGCTAGGGACGCAGGTGGAGAGCCCATCATCTATGTCAGTACCAAGAAGGGGCTTTTTGCCCACGATGCAGAGAACACGCGGTTCGTGGAAACCCAGCTGTTCCTGCCTTTCCATCCCGATGCTGGCAAGGGTGCCATGAGATGGAGAGACAGTGTCTACATTCCCTCGGGTCTGGGTATCTACAAGTACATCAACGGTGCGTCTGCTGCCGTGGTGAGTATCATGGGACCAGACAGGGATGACGGGCTGCCCAGAGACAAGCGCGGCTCCATCACCAAGATGGCGGCCACCCATAACGAACTGCTTGCAGCTGTTGATTCGACCAACGCGCCCATCACCATAACGGACAGCGACAAGATTCCCTACCAGTGGGCAAGCCACCATGGTTCCGAGGTAATCGATGCCGGGTACAGTTCCATCCTCGGATGGGACGAGAGAGGGTGGGAGACAAAATGGCTTGCCTCTTCAGCAGGCCGCAGTGTTAGTGCCCTGAATGTAAATAATTCCTACGATGACTACAGGATGTGGTGGGGGTTCCATGACAATATCTACTACATGAGTATGCCTTCCAATATCATCAACCCTTCAGAGGTAGGCAACTTTGAATATGCCGAGGTAGGAGTACATGAAACTCCATGGGTTAATGCCGGGCAGTCAGAAGTAGACAAGCTTGCGATCAATCTAAAGGTGGAAGTTCAGGACACATCATCCAATGAAACCGTGACAGTGTCCTACGCCATTGACTACAGCGAATCCTATACATCCATGGGTGCCATCAACAGTGACGGGATCACGACATACCCTTTCACCAATGATGACGAGGACCCTGTGGGTGTTACCTTCAGAGCCATCAAGTTCAAGCTGGCATTCGCCCGTGAAACAGGGCTTACCAACAAGCTGAAAACTCCCGATGTGGTTTCCATGACACTGGAGTTCAGAAAGAAGCTTCCTGCCAAGTGGGGACATCAGGCCCGGATCGACCTAAACAAGACATACAAGGGCAAATCGCCCAAGGATTTGCGTTCATCCCTCGTATCTGCCATAGAATCCACCACCCTTGTGGAGTTCACTTTCAGGGATGATACGGGTGGGACGAGGAACTACTATGTTGATGTGATATCGGCCTCTGGCGTAGAGGGCACGGGATACGATGAGCGCGGCAGTTCCACTGTCAGTCTGGTGGAGCCATGAGATTCCACGCTAACAGGACAAGGGTCGGTACCAGTTCTGCTGCTCTATCGGCAGCTACTGGTGCGCCAGATGCCAACAGCAGGGTGCTGTGGATCAAGGTATCTGCAAGAACAGGCAATGGTAACGTTCTTTACTTTGGTGACTCCGCTGTTGCCAGCACACTGGGATATGAACTGTCTGCCAATGACAGTCTTGAGGTTAACTTCCGTGATCTGGGTGGTTCCGTTGCGCTTAACACGCTCTATGCGCTTGGTGGGGCTGCTGATCAGGACCTCGACTGGGCAGTGATACTGGAATGACCACGCAGAATGTACCCCGGAACTGGATAGGAACGGAGCCCGAATGGCTGCTGTTCACAATCCTGCAATCCATGGGCAAGGTTCCCGGGCAGGACTTCATATACCGTGGGCCCAATGCCGAGGACGGGATAGCCTTCCAGTTCTTTGAACCCCCTGATCTGGCCATCAACGTGATGGGCCTGATGCAAAACTATGCTCGGGGAACAGACGTATTAAGTAGTAGTATTATGGCCAAGCAACAACTGCTGGGACTGGGCATATACTTGATCTTTATTGATGATGTTGATCTGGAGCAAGACCCGGAATATTATGTTGCGGAAGCATTACAGTACCGCGACCACTCTCACATGGGGAGTTAAATTATGGCGACAATATATTTTTCAGGATACCTCTTTCAGGATGACGGTGAGCCCCTCGCGGATGCTACCGTCCAGCTGTACGAGGCAAACACCACGACAACAGAAGGCACCAGTGTTAATACTAACTCCGCTGGCCTGTGGTCAATCGATGAGCCCACAGACGGCGCATCAGATACCAGTGGTGCCATCCAAAAATACGATGTAAAGATCACATCTGGCAGTTCGGTCAGGTGGAGAAGATGGTCTGACGAAATAAGCCTCAAGTCCATTGATGTCAGGAATGACGAGGGAGAAGGCGTACCAGCTGCGACCTTCACGAACTTTGCCAATGGCGATGACATGGAGATCGTCCACTACCGTGGCCTGCGCGGCACAGGGGCAGCTGACGATAACATGTTCTTCAGGTACTACATGCATGATGACGGGGGCAATATCACTGAAGTTGCCCGGATGACTGTGAACCTTGTAGATGCAGGGGCAGCAACAGAAGATGCCAAGATAGTCTGGTCTATCAGGAGTGCAGGATCAGGCACACTGGTTGATGCCATGACTGTCTCCTCTTCAGCATCTGCTGCACAGGCTATAGATTTCAATCAGGATTCCATTACCTTTGGTACTGGCACTGCTGCCACTGACATCACTCTCACCTTTGATGCTGAGAGTAATAATGGAGAAATAAAATGGATGGAAGACGAGGACTACTTCCAGTTCACTGATGAAATCTTTATGAACAGTACCGAAAAGATACTGTTCGGTGATACTGCAACTTTTATCCACCAGTCATCTGATGGTGTAATGACCATTGACGGAGAAGCAACTATAGACCTTAACGCCTCTACAGCAGTTTTGGTTAGCAATGATTTAAAACTAGATAGTGACTCTGCTGTTTTAGGATTGGGTGTTGGTAATGATGCCACCTTTACCCATGACGGGACTGAAGGACTAACAATAGCAGCTAATCCAATAACAATAGACTCAGGTGCTGCTATCAATCTAGAACCTGCATCTGGTTCTGCCATCTTGCTTGATGGCACTATCAGTATTGATGGTGGGGCTATAACAGGTGTTGCCAGTATTTTTCAAGCTGATGTAAAAATCGGTGAAGACGACCAGACAAAGATAGACTTTGAGACTGCTGATGAGATTCATTTATATGCAGCAAATGTTGAGCAAGTATATGTAGCTGACAATATCTTTGGTCCACAATCTGATAGTGATGTTGACTTAGGCACTACAGGTGTTAG